TCCGTTTCTGTGCTACCATTAACACCATGTAACTAAAGAGATAGGACTAATAGACATGAATGTTTTAAGTTTATTTGATGGAATGAGTTGCGGACAAATTGCACTTGATCAACTAGGTGTACCAGTAAAGAATTACTTTGCTAGTGAAATAGACAAGTATGCGATCAAGGTAGCACAAGCAAACTATCCAGACATGATACACTTGGGAGATGTACAGAGTATTAAGACAAGTGGCGATTGTTTACTTGATGATTTTGATTGCGGGCATAAAATCGATTTGCTTATAGGTGGTTCGCCTTGTCAGGGTTTTAGTTTTGCCGGTAAAAATTTAAACTTTGACGATCCACGCAGTAAGTTATTCTTTGAATACGTGCGACTACTCAAAGCATTAAAGCCCAAGTACTTCTTACTAGAGAATGTCAGGATGAAGAAAGAAAGTATGGACGTTATTAGTGAGATGTTAGGTGTTGAACCTATTGCTATCAACAGTAACCTAGTCAGTGCACAGAACAGGCATAGACTATACTGGACAAACATTCCAATGGATGATTTGCCTGATGATAGAGGCGTATTGCTCAAAGATATTTTAGAGGATGGTATAGATGCAAACTATTTTAAGGGCGGCAATCTCAAGTCATACTTTGAGAAGCACCGTAGGCAATTAGTGTTTCCACAGATACTACAAACAGCCAGAGGCTACAACAAGGGTGGACTAAAGGCTAAGAATGGTAAGACACCTACACTTAGCACTAGCTCATGGCAGCACAACAACCACCTAACCTATGATGAAGGACTAACCTACCGAAAGCTATCGTGTACTGAGTGCGAGAGACTACAAACTGTGCCTGATGGTTACACTAATCACGTCAGCAATACACAACGCTACAAAATGTTAGGCAATGGATGGACAGTTGAAGTAGTTAAACATATCTTTAAGAATGTCGCAGTTAATACTTAACTTGTCGCAAACAGTGGTTCAAGTATAGTTTTGATTTGCTATACTTGGGCTATAGATAGAAACCAAACATGTATATAAGGAGACATAACCATGTTTATATTATTCGCAACCAAGCCTTTAAATGATGGCACTAACGGCTTTCGTTTTAACTTTGCAGGGATCAAAGGTCTAACACGCAAGCGCAAGCCTAACCGCAAAGATAGCAGCCGTGGCTATAAGATAGTTACTGGTGATTGTATGACACAACTTCACTTAGGCAGACGTAGTATTTATGTAGAGCATAAGCCTAACCGTCAGACCAACCGCAAGCTTTGCCACTTTGCAGGGTAAGCGTTAAGACTTACTTTTACCCTAGCATGGTTTGAGGTGCAATGCTAGGATGATGGTAAGTAATAAACGCAACACAAATGGAGACTGATACTATGACTAACCCTAATGTAGACAAATACGTTTTAAGCCTATACGACTACACAGGTGAAGCACTCAAGCCGTGGGCAGAGCAAGGCTATAGCTGCGTAGCGTTTGATATACAGCACGATGACAGCACCACTGACGTTTATCCTAGTGGTGGTAGCATCAAGTACGTACATGCTGACTTGCACGATTTCCAAACACACAGGCAAATCTTTATGAAGTACAATGGTAAGAATGTAGTGTTTGGCATGGCTTGGCCTGTGTGTACTGATATGGCTGTCAGTGGTGCGCCTCACTTTGCAGCCAAGCGTAAGGCTGACCCATTGTTTCAAGAAAAGGCTGCAAAACACGCTATGGATTGCTCTGACTTGTTTGATGATTTGGGTTGCCCATACATGATAGAAAACCCTGTGTCAGTTTTAGCTACACTGTGGCGCAAGCCTAACCACTCTTTCCATCCGTACCAGTACGGCAATTACATACACGATGATGAAGCTGACCACCCTGTTTGGCCTGACTACATTGCACCTAAAGATGCATACCCTAAGAAGACTTGCCTGTGGACAGGTAACGGCTTCACTATGCCGTGGACTGATCCAGTAAAGCCAGAGCAAGGCCACAGTAGGCAACACCTCAAGCTTGGTGGCAAGTCTATGAAGACTAAAAACATTCGCAGTGCTACGCCTCGTGGCTTCGCTACAGCTATATATGAATTTAACGCAACATAAGGAGACATACAGCAATGGTACTGGATGAACAACAAAAGCTAGACATAGTACGTGAAGCTACGCCTAATGGTACGGCTTACTTTTACGAGGCAGCTATACTTGCCTTGCCTATGCCTGACGGTAAGCACTACATAACAAGGATGGACTAATGAGCATATGCGGTGAGATTGAGATTGCAGAGCACGAGATACACCAAGCGCAAGAGAAGATACGTGCTTTGCAAAAAGAGATTGATGAGCAAGCTAAGATAATTAGATTGGCCTATGAAAGAAAGACAATGCTAGAGGAGATAAAGTAAAGTGCAAGCAGGAACCAGAGAACAAACACTAGGCAACAAGTTAAAGTTTAAATTAGAGTTTATGATGACAATGCTTTTGTCCGATAGACGCGACGAAGCTGCGAAGATGTACGACCAATTGATCGAAGAGTTCGACAAGCTTAAATAAATACTTGTTCTTTGGTTGTGGACAGTCTACAATCAAGGCACGTTAACCAGAAAGGAAAGACAATGCTAGAGGAGATAAAGTAAAGTGCAACCGGGAACCCAAGTAATTATACCGTTCTTAGTGGCCTACGTGTTAGGCTTCATATACTACATAGTAAAAGGCTTTCGTGATGCAAAGGTACGCACTAAAGATACTGATAGCAATTAGCGTACTGATTAACGTAGCACTGGGTGGCAGCAATAACCAAACGCTGTCAGCCAGAAACTACGAGTGGAAACGTAAAGGTAAACTTAACATAGTGCGTTTGATAGATGCACTAATAGGTGAGGATCATTGTAGAGTATGTTGGATTGCATGGAAAAGAAGAAGAAACTGGTGAAGCCTAAGAACGTACAGCAATTAGTGTATCGATATCTAAAGTCAGATGCTTTCCGTAAGCTAGGTAGTGCCTCGCAGAGTGACTACTGTGATTGCCTGAGTATAATTGAGGATGGCTCTGGGCATCTTAGTCTTAAAAGTTTGAGTGTACCTACTATGCAGATGCACTACGATTGTTGGATTAAACGTGGCATATTCAGAGCTAATAAGATAGCTGCGATTATGTCTATACTTTTAAATTGGGGTATCAAGAATGAGATATCAGTGTTTAACCCTATGCGATATATAGATAAGACACCTAACCCAAAGCGTAAGGTTACATGGGAGCCAGAGCAAGTAAGCCAGTTTTTATCTACAGCGTACAGCGAGTGGAAGTGGCGTAGCATTGGCTTGATTGTACAGATGGCTTACGAGTGGGGCCAACGTGTAGGTGATATGCGTATGCTTACTTGGGCAGCTATAGACTTTGACAAAAAGAGATGCAACCTAGAGCAAAGCAAAAGAGGCGAGTCCGTACACCTACCTATCAATGATGGCTTTATGCATGTGCTCAAGCAACAGCACGACACTTTCGGCTTTCAAGTATTGGTGGCTCCACAGATGCAGCCTAGTGATGGTGCTTACAAGCCCTACAGTAAAGAGATGCTACACGTATACGTCAATGCTGTACTAGAGGAAGCAGGACTACCAAGCTACCTGACAGCTATGGATATGCGCCGTACTGCTATCACTGAGATGGTTGAGGCAGGTGTAGATATAACGCAGATCAAACAAGTGTCTGGTCACACTAACATCAACAGCCTGACGCCTTACATCAAGCATACCTACACTGGTGCATCGGAAGCACTAGCCCAGCGCAGTGCATTTAAACAGGAGAAGGAGTGATGACACGCAATTATAAGGAGCATGATAGAGCTTACAAAAAGGCTTACTATCAAGCTAACAAAGATAAGATAGCTGTTACACAGAAAGCTTACTATCAAGCTAACAAAGATAAGATAGCTGTTAAAAAGAAGGTTAAGAGTGCTGCTTACTATCAGGCTAACAAAGAGAAGATAGCTGTTAGACAGAAAGCCTACAGAGAGGCTAACAAAGAGAAGTTACTAGCCTACAGAGAGGCTAACAAAGAGAGGATACTAGCTAACAAGAATGCTTGGGTAAAGGCTAACAAAGAGAGGGTAGTTGCTTACTATCAAGATAACAAAGAGAAGTTTTTCGCACGTAATGCTAAACGCAGAGCAGCAAAACGAAAACAGATACCTATAAAAGTGCGTGATTGTCCTATAGAAAAGAATCGTGTAAACCAAATATATAAACTGAGTGACATGTTTACTAAAGCAACAGGTGTGCAGCATCACGTCGATCATATGTGGCCTCTTAGCAAGAAAGGCCCACATTGGAGTGGGAACTTACAAATAATTACTGCTACAGAAAACCAAAGAAAAAGTGCAAAGTTAAATAAAAATATTAAAGCAACAGTACGAGAGATGCTAAAGGATATAAAAGATGCTTATTGATATGGACAAACTAGACATAGCTGAAGGTGCTAACATCAGGAGCGACTGCCCTAGATGTGGCGGTAAGAATACTTTTACTGCTACCAAGCGTGACGGTAAGATAATCTACAACTGCTACAAACTATCTTGTGATGCCAAAGGTAAAGTTAGCTATGGCATGACAGCAGAAGAGATGAGTAGCTACTTTGTTAAGCCTCTTATAGAAACTGGAAATGTTAACAAGAGGGCAGAACCTTTCGTTTATCCAGAACATATAGCTAACCCTGTAAACAACAGATACATAAACAGATTTCGTATGAGATGGCAGGGTATATATGCAGAAACATTACGAGGTGTAGAGTTACTGTACGACATTAAAGATAAACGTGCAGTGTTTCCTATCTATCACAACGGTGTGCTCGTAGATGCAATAGGCCGTGAGCTAGATGGCGCTAAACCTAAATGGCTGCGCTATGGTAAGGCTGCTGAGTACGCTAGGTATTCCTACGGTACAGCTAATGGTGTATTCATATTAGTGGAGGATGTTATTAGTGCTATCACTGTGGCTAAAGTATGGCCCGGTGTAACAGGTTTCGCACTACTAGGCACTAACTTAACTGATGCACACAAAGAGTGCTTGAGTGACGATGCTAAGTATGTTATCGTTGGACTTGATCCTGATGCTATGCGTAAGACTTTAGTTATGCGCAAAGAGATAGAGGCTTGGTGTGACATACCTACCAGAGCTATCAGGTTACGTGATGATATTAAGTATCAAGATGATGAAGATATAAACTTCTTGGGGAGGTGGATTGATGAGGCAAAGAGGCACAACAAACAAGAGCAACCCAATGGCGAAGGATTTACGACAACCCAAGTACAAACCACAGGTGATACCTGATAAGAAGAAACCTAAACCAGTGCGTAAGCACAAACATAAAAAGACTGAGATATGCAGTTAAATCTTTTTCAGGAACTACCAGAACAGTGTGATAAAAGAGATGAAGATAATAGTAGAAAATGCAGGGTTTGTAATGCTACAAAACACATTACTAAGTTTCAAATATCGTCATATAAAAAAGGAGATAGACCAACATATAAGTATACTTGTCAGAGGTGTAGTTATAAACTTGCAAAAGAAAGAGATGAACTTAGAAAAAAACATGGACCACCTGCTGATTCATGTGCCTGTTGTGGAGAATACACCCAGACTAAACTAGATCATTGCCACAAAACTAAAAAGTTTAGAGGTTGGCTGTGTGATTTTTGCAACAGAGGCATAGGCTTACTAGGTGACAACAAGGAAGGAGTAAAGATGGCTATTAAATATTTGGAGGGTACAGATGGACATTCGTGAGAAGCAACTCACTAAAGAAATATATCGCATGATAGGCTCACTGAAGAAGGTGTTCAGTGATAAGGGTAAGCGTAAGCAGCTAGAAGAGGAGGTTGCTTACAAGCAAAAGGAACTACAAGATCACATGGGTGTGAAGACCTTTATCAGACCCATGAATAACATGGAACGTAAAGCAGCTAAGGAGAGGCGCAAGAAGAACAGTAAGTGGTCCGGTGATGGAGGGGAGTTGTATGAGTAGCGACAATCAATATCACATTAAGGGATGGTTCTCTGCTTTTCTAATCTGTACGTTTATGATACTAGGAGTGCCAGTAATTATTAATCTTATCTATTGGCCTGAGATAGGTGTATGGACTATTACCAATGACCCCTAGAGAAGCAGCGCAGATAGAAGCAGAGGTTACGTACATAAAATTCTTACAGTGGTGTAAGAAAGCCACGTATATAATCATAGGTACACTACTCCTTCTTGTGTCCTGTAACTTTGGGGTTGATGATAAGAAATACCCAAACTACAACGGTGAGGTCTATGCACCTATGAATATAGGAGAAAAGAAATGATTACTAGATTATTACTAACAGCATGTCTGTCTATTGGCGGCGGCGCTCTTGCCTATGCAGGAAAGATACAAACAAAACCAGTGATATGTGGAGATCAAGATGAAACTTTTTCTACCTTACGTACTTTTAAACAACAAAAAATCTATCAGGCTACACAACTAACCACAGTCAAAGAATCTGATGGATTCAGTGATACGCCTGTGCTATTGCCTATGGCAATCTTTATGAATCTTGATGAAGGTACATACACTGTAGTTGAGTACCATCCAGCCTATAATCAGTACTGCCTAGTTAGCTTTGGAAGAGAAGGAGAGTTTGTAAATGAATAAAAATTATTATATTGATGAGCTAAATAAAAAAGTAGCCAGCCTTGAGAAAAGAATTAAGGTGTTAGAGAATCTTTTATTAGGAGATAGTAAGTGATTGAAGTAACATACATAGAACACATGGGAAGTGATGTGTCAGTAGTTAATGCAGCCAGAGTTAGCTTTGGTAAGAAGACTACCCTAACCTATACGCTGCCAGAGGATGATAAGCTTATTAAATACTTAGCCAAGCACAGGCACATGTCACCCTTTGGTCACTGCTTTGTGTCGTTCCATATCAAGGCTCCTATCTTTGTAGCTAGACAGTTAGTCAAGCACAAATTTCTACGATGGAATGAGATCAGCCGTAGGTATGTAGATGATGAGCCAGAGTTCTATACACCTGACAACTGGAGAGAAAAAGCAAATAATAAAAAACAAGGTAGTGGGGACGGTTTTGTAAATAAAATTATGTGTAGTGATAAAGATATGTACCCACCTGATAAGACTTATTTAGCTGACTTTTGGGAGGTTGAAGTATCTGACATTGTAAATGATGAAGTATATGGCCCTTGTCACTCAAGGTATAACGAACTTATTAATATAGGAGTATGCCCAGAGCAAGCACGTATGGTACTACCACAGTCAACTATGACTGAGTGGTACTGGTCTGGTAGCCTTGATGCGTTCTCAGATATGTGCAAGCTACGAACTGCTAGTGACACACAGGGGGAGACTAGGGATGTAGCCCAGAAAATAAGCTATCGTATGGGTAAGCTTTTTCCGGTAAGTTGGAAAGCATTAATGGACACAATGGAAGAGATATAAGATGGAACATGGAGAGTTGTCCCTTATACGGACACTAATGAACAAAGACTTTTATGATAACAACAAAGGAATACATACACCAGATAAACTATTTACGAAAGATGTACGCAGAATAAAACAAACTGTAGACTACGCTATGGGTCAGTTCGACAAGGACTTATCCTTTGCAGAGCTAGAGGGCCTGTTCTTTACTAGAGAGACGATGACTACAGCTAACAAGGAGTCGTACAAAAGAGTGTTCGACAAGCTGCGTGATGAAGCACCCATGCGCTCAGAGGTAGCACAAGAAGTTATGTCTAGCTTGTTCAGGAATGTAGTAGGTGAAGAGGTAGCGAACTTAGGTTTCGACTACGTGAACGGTGAGAAGAATACGCTTGAGCCACTGCGTAATATACTGACTGACTACCAAGATAACTTCTTGCCTAACTTAAAAGTAGATTGGGGTGACATATCCATAGACAACCTACTCGTAGCTAACGAGATACAATCTAAGTGGCAGTTCAACATACCATCCCTACAAAGAAAGGTAGAGGGCGTATCAGGTGGGCATCTGGTTCTAGTAGGTGCTAGACCTAACACAGGTAAGACTAGCTTCCATGCCTCTCTGATAGCCTCTGAGGGTGGCTTTGCTAGGCAGGGTGCTAGGTGCATTGTACTGTGTAACGAGGAGAGTTACACTCGTGTGGGTGCTAGGTATCTTAGTGCTGCATCAAACATGCCTATGGAAGAGATCAAGGACAACTATGCCCTAGCATCTACGAGGTACAAGCCAGTGTACGACAACATCAAGATAGTTGATAGCACAGGTAAAGACATGAACTGGGTTGAGGCTGTAGTAAAGAACTACAAGCCTGACATAGTGGTGTTAGACATGGGAGATAAGTTCGCCAACAAGACAGGTGCTGACTCTCATGTGTACCTCAAGGATGCAGCCATCCACGCCCGGAACATAGCTAAACAGTACGAGTGTGCTGTGATCTGGATGTCTCAGCTATCAGCAGAGGCAGAGGGTAAGGTATATGTTGATCAGTCTATGCTAGAAGGAAGCAAGACAGGCAAGGCATCAGAGTGTGACTTGATGGTGTTGATATCTAAGAACCCAAATGTAGAAGGAGAGTATGAAGGAGATACAGAAAGACACTTAGTAATAGCTAAGAACAAACTAAAAGGTGGATGGCATGGCAGGGTAACTTGCAAGCTAGATGGAGAGAGGGCTAGGTATTCAGCATGAGGAGGGTGCTTGATGTAGAGAACTCCATAACACTACGTGATGGAAAGATATACAATGATCCTTACGAAGAGGCTAATACTCTGACTGAGGTAGGTGTCTTGTGTTTAGAAAGTGGCATGAAGAGACTGCTACCATTTGACCACAACGAGGCTACAGAAAAAGATAAGATGAACTCTTGTGTCTTACAAAGATTACTTGATAGCACCACGCTGCTGATAGGTCACAACTTACAATATGATCTACAGTGGCTGTGGGCTAACGGCTTTGAGTATGACGGTGAGATATATGATACCATGCTGGCAGAGTATCTGCTTATGCGTGGACAGAAGCAGCCCCTGAGCTTAGAGCAGTGTGCTATACGCAGAGGCTTGAAGTACCAAAAGGATGATACACTTAAAACTTATTACAAGAAAGGATACAACACAAATGAGATACCGTTGGATGAACTCAGCCATTATCTTGAGCTTGACCTGCTTACCACTGGCGAACTGTACTACGCCACAGATAGGGATTTCAAAACCCCTGCTTCAGCATCCCTTAAATCCGTTCAAGGAATCACCTTTAGAACCTGCAAAGCTCTCGCAAGAATGTCTAGATCAGGGATCAGGGTGGATACAGCCGCCCTCAAACACGTCAGACATGACTATGAACGAGAGCGAAATGAAATCCTTGAGCGATTGCAGGGTAGAACTAGAGCACTCATGGGAGGAACACCCATAAATTTAAACTCACCGGAGCAGTTGTCTTGGGTTATCTTTAGCCGTAAGCCAAACGATAAGAAGGAGTGGGCAGAGCTATTTGATTTTGTAGACCCGTCTGACTTTAAAGATGCAGTAAAAAAGAATAGCACACTTATGCTAAAGACAAACGTAAAGACTTGCCCTGACTGTAATGGTACAGGCAAGGTGTACAAGATAAGAAAGGATGGTACACGTTACGCTAAGCCTAACAAGTGTCCTAAGTGTGGTGGTAAAGGCTACCTTCTTATAAATACTAATGAGATGGCTGGACTTGGCTTCTTCCCACCAAGCAAGAAATGGATAAGTGCAAACGGGTTTGGTGTAGGTAAGAAAAACTTGGATACACTTATAGCTACAGCTAAGCACAACCACATGGAGAAAGCGATTGGATTTTTACAGGATGTTAAGCGGCTTAGTGCTATTAGTAGCTACCTCAGTAGCTTTGTGGATGGCATTTACTCCAACACTAAACGAGACAGAGTTTTACATATTACCCTTACCCAAACAAACACCAATACGGGTAGATTTTCTGGACGAAAACCTAACATGCAAAACATGCCAAGAGGAGGAACCTTCCCCATAAAACGTGTGTTCATTTCGCGCTGGGATGGTGGTAAGATAATCGAAGCTGACTTTGCACAACTTGAGTTCAGGACTGCTGCTTTCCTCGCACAGGACAGCACAGCCATGAGGGAGATAGATACAGGGTTTGATGTACACTCCTACACAGCAAAGGTTATCAGTGATGCAGGACAGCCTACAACACGTCAAGAAGCAAAAGAGCATACCTTCGCCCCTCTCTTTGGAGCTACCGGGTATGGCAGAAGTAAGGCAGAAGCTGCATACTACAAGCAATTTGTAGAGAAGTACAAGGGCATAGCTAAGTGGCACAAGAAGCTAGGTGATGAGGCTGTGAACGAAGGTAAGATAACTAACGTCAGTGGTAGGCAGTACGCTTTCCCTGATGTGGTACGCAGGGAGAACGGCTCAGTCAGTCACTTCACTATGATCAAGAACTATCCAGTTCAGGGCTTTGCTACGGGTGACGTTGTGCCTGTAGTTTTGCTAGAGCTTGACCGTCTTTTGCAACCTATGCAGTCGTGCTTGGTAAACAGTGTGCATGATAGTGTGGTAATTGACGCACACCCTGAAGAAATAAATGATGTGTTAAGAATTATAGATTTACTTAACGACAACCTTAATGATATAATTCAAAAAGAATACGATATAGAAATGAATGTACCACTACTATTAGAGTCCAAGATTGGTGACAACTGGCTTGACATAAAAGACGTTTAGTGGTATAACTTGAGACTTAACTTAGTATGCATAGAAAGGATAAAATATGCAAGAGAACGCAGTAGCATTAAAGGTAGATAACATGAACCTAACTGACGCAATGGGCTTCTCTGCCCCTGCAGGACAGGCACAGTCTAGCCTAGCTAGGATTACAGGGGTAGTTATACAACAGGCAATCGATGGTAAGGTAGCAACTTCCCCTGTGTTTAAGATTGTGACTGAGGAAGACACAGTGTTCGCAAGGAAGGTAGAGGTACGCCTATTTGCTGAACGACAGAAGTGGCAGCGCTGGGATAGTGAGAACAAAACCATGCAAAAGTCTGTCCTGTCTACTAATTTAAATCACGACATGAAAGACACGATTGGTACGTTTAATCTTGGTAGACCATCAGGTTACATCAAAGACTTTGCTGCACTACCCAAAGATCAACAAGACCTAATCCGTAGTGTTAGTCGTGTTAAGGTTATCATGGGTATGGCTACACTAACAGATGCTTTCTATGAGGGCGGTGATCCTGCCGATGGATATGACCAAGAGTTCGCCTTTGTCATGGATGTAAAGAACCGTGACAGCTTAAAGTCTATTGATACTACAGTAGGTAAGCTAATCAAGAAGCGTATCAATCCTGCAGAGCAGAGTATAGCTTTGTTAGGAGAGACACGCAATCTACCAAACGGTAATCCCTACATGGTAATCAACGCTTCACTTAGTAACTTTGTTGGTTTGCAAGAAGGTGATAACGATACTCTGCAAGATTTTCTAGACTACGTTGGTGCTAGCAATGACTACGTTACTACCAAGTGGGCAGAGAATAATGTAGAAACTATATCTGCCAGTGAGCAAAACATTGTATCTAACATAGTAGACGTAGAGGACTTTGAATAGTGAATCATCCTGCTGAAATAGCACTGCACCAGTACCTAAGAAACTCTATTGATGGTAAGTCTAAGATGTCAAAGGCTATCATTGAAAAAGTAAAAGATGATATTGGTGTAGCTCTTGAGAAACAATTCAATGAGCCTGAAGGTAAGCGAGAGTTTAGGTTAAGGATGTCCAATGTCGGGCGTCCTAAGTGCCAGCTTTGGTTTGAAAAGAATGACCCAGTGCATCAAGACGTATTGCCTACATCATTTAAGATTAATATGATCTTTGGAGATATGATAGAGGCATTACTGAAAGGTCTGTTACGAGCTTCTGGGGTAGAGTTTGGTGATAACAAGAAGGTATCACTTCCTTTGTCTGACACTGAGGAAATTGCTGGTGAGTATGACATGCTACTGGATGATAAGATAGATGATGTCAAGTCAGCTAGCAACTGGTCATACGATAATAAGTTCTTAGACTTTTATACACTTGAGAAAGGTGATGGGTTTGGCTACGTGCCACAGCTTGTTGGCTATTCTGAGGCAGCTAACAAGAAGGTAGGTGGCTGGTGGGTTGTTAATAAGAACAATGGTAGCTTCAAGTATGTTTCAGCAGCAGAGGTAGATAAGGATAAAGTTATACAAAAGATAAAGGATGTCCATGAGTATCTCAAGAGTGATGCACCATTTGAGAGATGCTTTACGGATGAGCCAGAGTCTTACAGAGGTGTGAATAGTGGTAACTATAAGCTACCTATGGATTGTAACTTCTGTTCACATAAAGCTAAGTGCTGGCCTACGCTGAAGAGCTTACCATCTAAGGTGTACAAAGGTAAAAGAGAAGCACCTATCATACATTATACTCGACTAAAAGGAGAATACTAATGTCGGAAGTAAAGATAAACGACAGGCAATATGACACAGATGATATGACAGAGGAACAGCTAGACTTGCTAAATGTGCTACAACAAAACACAGTAATAGCTAATCAGCTAGATCATCAGATACAATGTGTTCGTGCTATTGGTAAGGTAAAGCTAGAAGAACTAGTTAAGTTACTAGATGCCCCCAAGAAAAAGGCATAGCACTAGGAGGTATCGCAGTGGCTTAGAAGATAATGTTGCTGCGTATCTTAAAAAACATCAGAAGAAAGTCAGGTATGAGCGTTTAAAAATAGAGTGGGAAGACCTACGATACAGAACGTACACACCTGACTTTATGTTAGACAATGGTATCATAATAGAAACCAAAGGCATCTTTGACGTAGAAGATAGACGCAAACACTTAGCTGTACGGAGACAACATCCAGAGCTAGACATTCGTTTCGTCTTTAGTAACTGCAAAGCAAAGTTGTACAAGGGATCAAAGACAAGGTACTGTGATTGGTGTGACAAGCATGAGTTCAAGTGGGAACACAGGGTCATACCTGAAACTTGGCTAAAAGAAAAAGGCAAACTTATAACGGTTAAAACAATACCGTTCAAAGGGAAAAAGAAAGTGACAGCATGAAATATGAAATAGGAGATGATGAAGTAGCTTTAGTTTTGAAGCCTTGCTCTTTTGACAAAGGAGGTAAGTGGACAGGGGAGATGAACACTGGACTTGTAGTAGGACAAATAAAACTACTTACATCAGAAGATGTATCTTACGTTGTACATTTAGCTACATTGATGGGTGCTTTTTTAGAGCTTGCACAACATGATGATGAGTTGTATAATGCAGTAGAAGAACACAGAAATGATTTGATAGGCTTAGAACATCAACTACAAAAAGAAAGACCTCTATATGAAAAGGTAGAGGGTACGGATGGTAAGGTTCTAAAGCTAACGAGGTTTACTAAAACGCAAGGAAACGCATAATGAGTGTAATAACTATGGCAGATCAAACTATTAATGTAGATGACATAATAAATGGTGATACTACGTTTAACTACGACAGTGTAAAGAAGCCAGCACATTACAACCTGACTGATGGTATAGAATGTATAGACTATATTAAGCAAGTATTAGGACCAAACGGTTTCGTAGCTTACTGTAGAGGTAACGTAATAAAATATAATCACAGGGCAGCATACAAGAACCCTACACCTGTAGAGGATTTAAAGAAAGCGCAACAGTATTTGACATGGGCAAATAAAACACTAAAGGAGATACACAAGTGAACGGTACAAATAAAAAGTTTAGCGTTACATTTCTATTGGAGGTAGATGAAGCGTGTAACGTACTATCGACTGTACAAGATGCACATGAGGAAGATGTTCGTGATCTGATACACAACACGTTTCACGACATAGATGATGTGAAGATAGATAACTTAAATATTAAGGAGAGAACATGATTAACGCAAGCGGCATGGAAGCGTTTGAATATCATAACAACGTGGACAATGGTGAAGAATTGCCTACAGACTACCAGACTTTTATACATCAGTCTAGGTATTCCAAGTGGATGCCAGAAGAAAAGAAAAGAGAGAACTGGAGTGAAACAGTACAACGCTACATAAGCAATGTGGTTGACGGTAAAGTATCCCCAGCAGAACAGCTAATGATAGAGGATGCTATACTAAAGCTAGAGGTAATGCCATCCATGAGAGCCATGATGACTGCAGGGCCAGCAGCAGACAGAGATAATACATGCATATACAACTGTAGTTACTTACCCGTAGATGACCCTAAGTCCTTTGATGAGGCTATGTTCATCCTTCTCTGTGGTACTGGTGTCGGGTTCAGTGTCGAGAGGCAATACATCAACAAGCTTCCTGAAATCCCTGTTCTCTATCATTCCGATACCACTATCATTGTTAAGGACAGTAAGGAGGGGTGGGCTAAGGCGTTTAGACAAGTGTTGGCACTCCTGTGGGCTGGTGAAATCCCTAAGTGGGACATGTCTCTTGTACGTCCAGCAGGTGCTAGGCTAAAGACATTTGGCGGTAGGGCTAGTGGCCCAGCGCCTTTGGTTGATCTATTTAGATTTACTACACAGACATTTAAAAATGCTGAAGGGCGTAAGCTTAGTGCTCTAGAGTGCCACGATATTATGTGCTTTGTAGGACAGATAGTTGTGTCTGGTGGTGTAAGACGCAGTGCTATGATCTCTTTGTCTAACCTCAGTGATGATCGTATGCGTCACGCTAAGTCAGGCCAGTGGTGGGAGACAGCAGGACATCGTGCTCTAGCTAATAACTCTGTGTGCTACACGGAGAAGCCAGATATGGAATCATTCTTACGTGAGTGGACATCTCTGGTAGAAAGTAAGTCAGGAGAAAGAGGGATATTTAATCGTGAAGCATCTAAGGAACAAGCTGCAAAAAACGGTAGGCGTGACAGTGAGTGGGAGTTTGGTACTAACCCATGCAGTGAAATCATACTTAGGCCATATCAGTTCTGTAATCTTACTGAGGTTGTGGTTAGGGCTACGGACTCTATTGACGATCTTGAAAGGAAAGTCAGAGTTGCAACTATACTTGGGACAATTCAATCAACCTACACAAAGTTTCCATATCTGCGAAAGGTGTGGCAGCGAAATACAGAAGAAGAGCGTCTGTTGGGTGTGTCACTCACAGGGATAATGGATAACCCATTAATGACTACAAAGAACAAAGGTCTAGAAAAAACATTGGAGTACTTAAAATATGTCGCTGTTTCTACTAATACTGAACTTGCTAGCAATCTCAATATACCCACGGCTACTGCAATTAGCTGCGTTAAGCCATCGGGAACAATATCCCAGTTGGTTGACAGTGCGTCTGGTATTCACCCTCGCCACAGTTCATTTTATATCCGTACTGTACGTGCTGATACCAACGACCCTCTAACTAAGTTCATGGCTGATCAAGGTATACCTAACGAGCCGTGTGTAATGAAGCCTGATAGCACAGTAGTGTTCAGCTTCCCCATCAAGTCACCAGACAAAGCAGTCCTGAGAGATGATCTAACAGCCATAGAGCAGCTAGAAACTTGGCTCATATATCAGCGACACTGGTGTGAGCACAAGCCATCAGTGACGATTACAGTGCGTGACGATGAGTGGCTTGAGGTAGGTGCATTTGTGTACAAACACTTTGATGAGATGAGCGGTATATCTTTCTTACCTCACTCAGATCATACGTACCAGCAAGCACCCTATCAAGAAGTAGGCAGGTCAGACTACAATATGTTAGCATCAATTATGCCAACTAGTATTGATTGGTCTAGACTATCTGACTATGAAGAAGACGATAACACAGCATCTATGCAAACACTAGCGTGTAGTGGCGATAGCTGTGAAATAGTAGACTTAACATAAAGGAGAAATAAGATGGTTGAGTTTTTTGTAGTATCTATAATCGCCGTTGGCGTAGTAACAGAGGCAGTCTTTCCTGCCATTAGTAGTGGCATTGATATGGCTACACCCTATGTTAATCAAGGCATAGATGCAGTAAAAGGTATCGTTAAATGAAGTGGATACTAGTCCTTATCTTTTTTAATGATGGACTACACTACGCACAAACACAGCCTTACTTATATGAGAACTACGATATATGTCAGGTTGCAGCAGATGAGGTAAAAGAAGTGTACGTAAAAAATATGCCACACAAAGATGCAGAAGTTATGGCATTCTGTGCAGCACTACCCCGGCGATAATGACCATAGAAAGTGAAGCAAAAGAGCACATGGAAAGAAAGCAAAGGCTTTTTTATGAGGGGCTATTGAGAAAGCTAGAGCCTATTAAGCAGCACATAAATGAACACTTGCCTAACAGCAAGAACAAAGAACGGGCTTTAGAAAGAGTAGATGATGTAGTTATGATAGCTAAATATACTGCAGAATTACATGGATTAAAGTAAGACTAATCTAGTTTAGCACTAGGTGGACACTGTTGGCTTTCATCCCACAAGACTATGTGGTAAGGCCAGTAGTGATACCTAGTGCTAATCTTTTTTGGGCATCTGTATTCACAGACTGTGTACATCGTAGCTATTGGAGCCATGCCAAAGAATATACCAGTTAGAGCACATATCACAAGCCAGTTTTGATTTTGAGGTTAAGATGATTTATAATAGATTCATATGTCTGCAACTCTCTATAGTTAAAATCTTTTAGCTCTGCATCTACGCCTCTTTCTTTCATCATACGTAAGGCTTTCTTTTGTTGTTCTTTTGTTCCCTTATTAGATGCATCATATCTTTTTTGTTCTAAAAAACCTTCACTTGTAGCTATTTTAAAATTATCTCTTACGTGTTTTCTAGCTCTCTTTAATTCTTCTTTTACCCTACCTCTCTTGTGTGCTAAATCGCCCTCTCTAAAGTTTTTACTCTTTAGCAATCGTGTCATTCTTCTTTCTAATACAGGGGCTAATGTCTCATTAAATATTCTATCGTACATAGGTATTTGTGATCTTTGATCTGCTTTCCATGTTTGTAGTTCTGATAGAGTATAGGCTTTTTCTGTAGCAGTCTTGCCTCTCTTAATATTCAAACCTAGTATACGAGCTAGTGGGTTAGCGTCATAAATATCACCTTCCCTTGTAGCTACACGCAAGTTCTCGCCTGTCAGTGCCTCAGACTCTCCTATCAAAACTTCTAATATATTGTCAAAGTATTTAGATGCAGACTGCGTAAACTTATTTACTCCCTCTGCCTGTCTCACATCTTTAGCTATATCGTTACCAGCAAGATACCCTACAGACCTGTTTACTGCATCAAGTGGACGTGTAGCACCTGCAGCTATATTGCCTAAAGACTTATACAAAGCATCTAATGTTTTACCTCTGTCGCTACCGTCACCAGTAAAATAATCAAACACATTAAATAGATCATTACCAAACTGTGCATCTCTAGCTACCTGCCCTATGGCTAACTGATTTAATACTTCTTCTCGTAGCTCTGGTGGTACGGACTCTCCTTTTCTACGTAAGTTAGCGGCTCTACCTATTGCTAAGAACAAAGAAAACGGAAACACATTTCTTACATCTACGATAGTCCCACTCATTTCTATTTCATTAACAGCCAAACCTTTTTTCTGTCTCTCATCATCCATTTGCATTGCCATTACTAGCGCAGTAGTTCCTACCATAGAACGTGCCATAGCTTCATTAGCTTTTATGTCTTTGCCACTTGCCTTATATATCCTTGATGCTGCAGGTAACAAGCTAGCTGGCCCCCATTGATATGCAGTAGCCACAACATTATTCATAAATCTACCAAAGGGTATAACAGTACCAAGCAAAGGTGTGTTAGATGCTTGCTCTACAAACTTAGCTGCAAAACCTAGCATCTGATCATCCGTGGTGTAGTCTTTAGAGAACACTGATCGTAACGTAGTATCTACTGCACCACCTATTACATCATCATCTATCTTAGCCATATCACCTGACTCTAACACACTAGCTAAAGTTATATTTGGGTTGTCCTTACCGTGCTTTAATCTAATATATTTATCTAGCTCAGTCATAAACATTTGTGACTTAGTAAATACATCCTGCACACGTACTCCTGTTATCATCATGGCGGCATCAGCAAATATTTCAGTCTTCTCTAGTAATGGACTATCTATATCCATGTTATATCTTTTGGCTGTTCTTTCTATGCCCCCACCTATAGTTTCAAATAACAAACCTTTTACCTGCTTGTTGTTATCTATTGTTGTCATCAAGTCCATAAAACTTTCATACGTAGACATAGGATCAAGAAAGTTTTTCATCTTTTGTGCTTGTAAATCTTTATACACACGAGCCTGTCTAAACAATTCTTTACTAAGATTCTTGTCACCTTTAGTTGCAGATGCTACACCAGCTACACCTAACATACCAGTGCTAAAGAGATCAGCTACACCTTGCCCACCATAAAACTGTGCAAAGCCAGCTACGTTAGCTGCAGTTGTAGCTGGAGATGAAACTAAAAGACGCTTCCATATGTTTTGCATATACGCTCCGTACTGTGCTTTTTTTCTTTTCTTACCAAACTCTTCTGCTAACTTATCCTGTACCTCTTTAGAGTTTATAGTTTCAACTAATAACTCATTGCCAGATACAACACCTCCATCTACAGCCCTACGAACACTAGCCATAACACTCAGTGTACTACCTGCACCACTAACTGTAGCAGCTATAACATCTCCTAGTTCCACAGGTAAGCTGTGCAACGTGCCTAGTTCTATGTTAGTGTGTTTTCTAAATAACTGTGATATATCTTTTAAATCATCAGGGTCCATGTAGTGCAATAAGTTTGTCATGATATCTGATACTTTTGTAGTCTTAGAAAATTTAATACCGTTGTCTTTAAATATCTTGGCTAACCCACCTACTTCTACTGGTCCTTTTATACCTAAAGCCTCTTTGCCATCAGGTGTGTAGCCTAACATAATTTTACTTAACAAACTTTCTGGCATTATTTGATTACCGTCTGAACCTTCAAAGGTTGCTTTACCAGTTTGTACTTTTGTGTTCCAATCTCGTATATCTTTCTTCATTTGATCTGCAGCTTGTTTAATTGATTTTTGCTTTAAAATAGGTGCAGCTACTGCCTCTCTAGCTAATTTGTTTACTAGGGTCTGTTGCTTTTTTATTTGTGCCTTTGGTGCTTTAGCTTTTTTAAGTTTACGTAATGCTTCTTTCTCTGCTTTAAATCTTTTTAGTGGAAACTCCTCTGCTCTGCTTGCAGCCTTTGCATTATCCATAGCCTCAGACAAACCAGACATACCATCAAACTTACCGAATGTGTAATGCAACCCACCCCCTATACCACCCAACGCTAACGACATGGCAGTTTGTGCAGCACTAAACTTGTCCTGTGCTCCTATGTCATGGTATATATCTTGTGTGGCTACATCCTGTACACCAGACAAAAGAGCATCAATTGCTGTAGTTTGTATGACAGCCTTTTTAGCAGCCTTACCTTTTAGCTCTCCTGTCTCTTCTCTTATAGCTCTTTGTGCGGCCTGTAGCCTAACTTTAGCTCTAGCTTTCTTTGCTGCAGCGTTAGATGCTCTCTTCATAGATGCCTTAGTGTAGCTACTACCTGCTAACTTAGCAGTCATGGCATCTGCAGCCTCTTCTCCTGCCTTTTTAGCTGCCTCTTTAGTAGCTCCACTAGCAGACGCTCTCCTAGCTGCAGCAGCTACAGAGGCTTGTATAGCTTTCTTACTAGCCTCACCTACGCCCAGCGCACTTGCTTTACCCAAGCCGCCTGTAGCTAGACCTATATAGTTTGTAGGGTCACTTGCTATAGATAATATATAATCTTTTACACCGTCCACTGCACCAAACAAACCATCATTGACAAACACGTTACCTAAACTATCGTACAACTCATATGCTTCTTTAGCTACATTCTTAGTTTTATCGTCTGCTTTACTAATAAATCTAGCCTCTCCTGCAGTAGCAACTATGTTAGTGTTAAACCTACGCATACTGTCAACAAAGTCTTCGACTACAGTTTCTTTGTCGGCATCCATGTAGTCAGCGCCCTTCTTGCTAATCATGTATTCACGTATCTTGTTTAACCTGTCTCTTCTGTACAGGTCATCCTTCTTTAACTTCTCTCCTTTACGAGTGTCAGATTCAAACATATCGTTGAACTCAGTGTCAGCCGTAGACATAGCTACAGAAGTACTAGGTTCTACTTTTCCCTTCTTCCCATATAACTTATCAAATTCTTCTAAGGTCATTTAGAGTAATCCTTGTATCTGCTTTGCTCTGTCGGCTCTTTTATTTACCAAGTTATTATATGCGCTGGGATTGGTCTTTCTTTTTACATACGCCCTCGGTCTTAGGTATCCTGCCATGACTATCTTAACTGCTTCTTCTAAATCATTTGTTCTTTTTAATTTTTTTATCATGTTTTTACCCATGTTCTCTAAAGTTCCCGGCATCCTTTCAGATAATTCTTTCTTTAAGTATCCGTAGTTAGCATCATATGATGAGGTAGAGAGATTATTGTTAATCGCAAACTCTTCAAACTTAGTTCTTCTATTATTCTTGCTTGATGTGTCAGTCCATTGCACATAACCTAAACCACCTTTGTGTCCCTTCTTCTTTCGTTCACCAGACAAGACCTCTTGCATAGTTTGAAAGTTAGTAGACTCATATGCTAAATTACCTGCTAAAGCAACAGCTTGTACTTTATTTAAATCAAAGTCTCTCATTAAGTCTGAAACTAATTTCTTAGATACATCCTCAAAGGAAGGTAGTTTTTCAGGAATAGGCTTTGATGCTGATGTTTGTTCGACACTTGGTGGCTCTATCTCAGCAGAGGTCTTCAGCTTTGAGGGTGAGGTTGAGTCAATACTTAGTGGCTCATCTTGAACAGGAGAGCCAAGAGCCTCTACGGTATTATCTGCTTTACCAAATGTCTTTTCTATAGTATTAACAATACTTTCTTCCATAGAGGGAACAGGCTTCTCAAGCTCACCTAAAGGTGTGCCGGGAAAATTTAACTTGCCTACCTGTTCGTTTATGGGAGTGCCGGGAAAGTTTAAATCTGCCATGTTATTTAACCCGGATCTGTCCGTTTGCTGGATTCCTAAAAACAGTCCCAGCAGGAAGACTATCGAAAATAGCTTGAGCTTCTTCGTTGGATAAACCCTCCTCAAAAATATATGGATTGTCTTTGTCATACTCTACCTTTTCTTCTTCAGGTGTACCCTCTCTCTCTTCTTGTTCTCTTCTTTCCTCGACCTTACGCATTACTTCTTTACGCCTATCTCCACGACCTTCAAAAAATGATTTTATTTTATCTATAGGTCTACCCTCTCTTTTTAAAGTGTATTCCTCATCTTCATCTTCTTTAGTGTCTACAAGAACGTCTTCATCTTCTTCTTCCTCCTCTAATGCTACATTACTAACATCTGGCGGTACATCATCAGGTGTTCTATTAGAAGGAAACGGAGATGCAACCACTGCGCCTTTAATGCTAGACAAACCTCCTTGTGAAACAATCTGCTGGAGCTTTCCTAATATTAAGTTGTCAGGTGTCACAATACCGTTCATTTTAATAGATATAACATCTCCTTTACTTACTACCGCTTCATAGTCATCTATGCCACCTTTATTATTCTTTGCAGTAAACTTTATGCGTTGTCCTACATCTCTACTCTCTTTAGGAGCACTTTCTAATAGTTTATTTGCAATAGTTCTCTCCAGTTCTTGATCAGCCATAGCATTAAACTTTAATGCTTCTATCTGATTATCACCTAGCCCCCCTACACTCTTCAATATAGGCTCCATCTTCTCTACGTACAAAGGATTATCTGATGCTAAAGCTTCAACAATCGTAATAGTCTTACTTCTTCTCTCTTGCTGTTGTAGAGCTAGAGATATCTGCTCTGGGGTCATTAACTTGCCCTTTACAACATAGTTTTTTGCCCTATTCTCATCTGCTAATATTTCTTCTGCTTCATTAATAAACTCAAGGGCCTTTGCCCTCTCACTAATATTATCGTCTATCCTACCTATCTCTATTTGTAATTGATTTAATGCAGTTCTTACATCAACAGCTTTGGTAGGAGCAAACGAGAAGTATGTACCCGGCGCGACACTTTCGTATGCTTCCTGTTTAGATATCTCATTTATATCCATAACAGAATAGCCATCAAAGTATGCATCTTCATCAAGCCTAGCTCTTACTGCATCGTCTAAGTCTAAGCCAAGTAATGAACCAAACACACCACGTTTTTTATCTTTAGTGCTACCCAAAGAGGGCTTAGTTAGCGCCGTGTTCATTTCGTAGAACTCCATAGCATCAACTTCCCCATACTTAAAGTCTTTATCCATATCTATTAAGGCTTCTACTTCAAACTCATCAAACTTTTGTCCGGGTTTAAAGTTACGCCTCGCTGCTTCTTCTTGAACAGCAGTGGATAAATCAAACAAACCTTTTGGTCCAGAGGCTATACCTGCATTAATGTACCTATCATCTACACCATACGCTCTTAACCTAGCTATTTCAGACTTAGCTAAGTTACCTAGCTGTGCAAGTTTACTTATCTTACTCTTAGATGCTTCAGCATTTTCTTTTAACTCTCTTTTATACTCTCGTGCTTCTGCAACTCTTGTATTAATCTGACGTGCTTGATCCTCCATAAATCCTGCAGCAAATGCTTTATAATTAAACGCCATAATACTTTACCCTCTAGCCATTAGGCCCATCTCTTGTGGAGCCTGTTCTTGTTCTTGTAATTCTTCTGGTTCTGCACCCTCTTCAGGTGAGTCCATTACCTTGTCTATCTCTACAACTTCAGGTGGTGGCATCTCTTGTGTAGCATCAGCAGCCCCTTCACGGCCTACATCCTGTGACAGAAAATCTGATATCTCACCTAGTAGCTCTGTGCCAGCATCTTCAGTACCCTCTTCTTGAGCTTTACTTAGCTCGCCTATCAAGACTAGCTGCATACGATCTCTTTCTTTTTGATCTATCTGAGCTTGAGGGTCTTTGTTTGTAAACTTGTAATCTATATCATTGTTGTCAGCTACAGCAGCTAAGAACTCCATGATTACAGGCTTTACTAGTATTGCTACATCAAGGCTATGTCTGCCTCGCATAACTTGTGACAGAGTTAGTGCCTCTGCTATAGGATTGATAGCTATGCCTGATACTAAAGAAGCCATCAGATCATCTATAATCTCCTCTTTAGCTAACCTAGTTATATAGAAACGTGTCGCTTCTTCTACCGTGTTTAACTCTGATGGACGCTCCCACGGTCTTTCACCGGGTGAGTGTGTGAGCAATGAGTTGCCCGGTATGGGTGCTCCAAACTGTGTTACTGCCATCTTATTTTTCCTACTTAGTAAACCCAGCGCCAAAGTATAAACCTACTATGGCTGATACAATATGTGTATCTAGAGGGGTGATTACAAATCCTTTTGCCATCTTCCATTGGATAGCTTCATCAGGGCCAAACAACCAGTTCATAAAGCCGCCCTGTACCTCTGTGTATCCTACATATACACTGATATCAGGATACCACACTGCGACTAGCTTTGGCAAGACAATAATGCTAAATACTGCAGATAAAGCTATAAGTCTACGTGTCCAAGCAAAGTGTTTGTCGTTCTTACCTGCATCTCTAGCCCTGTTGACTTGCTTGGCTTCAAAGTTAACACGTTGCATAAGCATTTCATTTTGGGCTTGCCTACCTTTTATGCTTTGCCCCCATATAGACATAACGCCACCAAGTATGGTAGAGAAGAGCATGGTGATTAGTTCTAAGGGTAAGCCAAACATTAATTAACTTCTCATTAGTGTTGCTATAACACTCTTACCAAATTCTAATTCACTACCAAATTCCTCAGAAACCTTACCAACATCTCCTTCTACCCCATGAGGCGCAACAATCCTAGCAGGTAAACTACCAAATGTATCTACGTAAATTTGAGAGAACTCTTTAAAATTATTTTTTACAGCAGCTACCATTTTTTTATCTTGAATGAAGAAAGGCTCTGCATGAATAGTATTATCCGCACCACCTCTTTCGCCACCTTTACGCGCTGCGTTCTGCGTTGTGGTAAAAATGCCTCTGTTTTTATAGCCTTTGATACCATGTTTTTTTGCAAAGGCTACCATAGCTTTATTAAATTTATCTGCTGCTTTTCGTGTTGCCTCATCAGCGTTATCGGGAATTATAACTTCAGTACCACTGGCATAACTTGTATGGGAGTTATAATCAAGTGATATATTAAACATATTTTTAGTTCCACGGTAAGCTTTACCATCACCTCTTGTGGCGTTTACTATAGTTAGATTGTTTACTTTAAGTTCCTGCCCTTCTGGTATAGCTTTAGGCTGCGTAGTAGGAGACATTAATCCTGCTGTTGCCGCATCAGCATTATCAGTATCCCAAGTTTCAGGCTTACCAAGATTTATACGTATGGGTGTACCTTCATCTTTACTAGCATCTTTGTAATCTCTACTACCTAATAAGAACCCTAAATTATGTGCAGCAGACATGAAGCCTATCTTACCGTCAGTATATGCTTTTAATGTATCTTTTATACCCCTAGCCGTAGAGTATTTATCCTCAAATTCTTCTGTAGTTAATCTAGGGTATTCTTGCTCACCATCTTTATTTGTAGTAGGCTCTGCAGTATAGTCTGTGTATATATTATAATCATATTGATCTTTTAATATTACCTCACCATCTTCGTTTTGTGTTAGTGTAAAGTCTCCAACTGAATAATATGCTCTTACATCAGCAGGTAAGTCAAAGGGTGCTCTATCTTTTCCTGTTATGACATTCATAACAGCATTTGCACTGTCTATTTGTTGTGCTTTTGTTACTTTTCCTGTACCATACTTAGTCCACATATTTCTAAAGTGTTGAAGTTCGTCTTCTTTAAATGCTGCTTCGGTTATGGGTATAGGAATATTTTTCATTAAGTAATTTCTATCTAAACCTAATATATTTTTTATTAGTAGCTTTGCAGGAGTACCCGTTGCTAAATTTAAAAGTTTACTTTGAGGCATTTTAAAATTAAATATACCACTACTAACAGCACTAGGGGTTTCAGTATCTCCTCCCATCGTAACTCCACGAGCGTCATTTAATGCATTTACTGTATCTTTATCTATAGTTAAGGAATCTAATAAGTCATTATCCTTTTTAAACTTTTGTATTTGTTTTTTAGTTTTAGAGCCGAAAATACCATCAACTTTACCAACGTCATAGCCTAACTCATTTAAAGCTTCTTGTATTCTTTTACGACCTTCTTTTGTACTTTGATCAGTTTCTCCTATGATCATAGGTATATCACCTACTTCATAAGCTTCTGCAGCCATAGGCAATCTTTTCATAAGACCTTGTTGGTCAGGTATTTCACCAACTTCTACTGCAGATTGAGGGATAACCCTACGAAAAGCTGCTTTAGTATTATCTCCAACTTTACCGTCAACCTTTAAGCCCTCCCTTTTTTGAAAAGCCCTTATTGCTTTTTTAGTATTGTCTCCTTTAATACCATCCACTACGAGTTTTTTACCATTTACAGTAATACCTGCAGCGTTTAAATCTTGTTGTATTTCTTTTATTCTATCTTTTTCTGTAAAAGTATAGTCTGGTTCTTTAGCTTCCCCTACCTGATATGGCCTCGCTTTAGGACGTAGTGACACATTTAATGCTTCTCGTGCAAATGCCATAGCCGCACTAGCCTTTCCTTCTTTTTCTTCTGCATATTTTAATAAAGAATCTAACTCTGCAGATTTAAACTTTTGCATTTTAACAGAAAAATTAGAATCTGCTTTTGCCATGCGAGTGTTGTACACCGAGTACAAAGTACTAGGATCAGATAATACATCTTGTGCATCCACACTATTTAAAGGTACACCAGCAGGTCTAGCTTTAGGTCTAAGACTAGTCTTAACTGTAGTGTCCTCCTCGTTAAACTCTGGGCTGTTAATATTATTTATAGTATTAGCTAAGTATTCATTGTTTTCATTCTGTTCAGTTTCAATAGGCTTTAGCCCAGCAGGTCTAGCTCTAGGTCTAAGGCTAGTAGACATTAAACCCTCTGTTTGCTTTTCTTCTTCTTGCGGTTGATCTTTACCACCACTGAGTAAGTTCTGCAAACTGTTAAATAGATTTTCTAAACTCATATTACTTTACCTTAACTAAAAAACTTACTTATGCCACCAGTTTCAGCTATAGCACCTATGGTAGCCGACAAGAACTTCCCTGCTGCCATTGAAAAGCCACTATCCTCTGCAGAGTCAGCTTGTATTTTATTTGTAACTAACTGGTGATCTCTGTCAGCTTGCTTTTCTGCAGTTGTCCAAGCGTAGTTCATTAAGTCACGCTCCTGTTGCCAAAGCTCTGCTATACCTTGTGTGGTCAAGTTGTTAGCAGCCATAGCGTCACGCATGTTTGCTTCATTGCTAGCAGCATTATTTATGGTGGCTATATTCTGTCTCCACTGAGTATTAGCTTGCGCTACAACCAGTTCATTAGATGCATTAAACATGTCACGCTGACTGCTGAGTTCTGAGTCAAACTTAGATAAAACATTCTCTTCACCTACGTTAAACTGCTCTATAGCGTTCTCTTGTGCGGTGCTAAACATATCAACCTGCGCATCTAAGTTAGCAAAGAACTGTTCAACCTGATTAGTGCTCTGAGCATTGAACTGTAGCTGTCCGTTCTCTGCAGCTTGATCACTAAGTATACTTTGTATTTCACTCTGTCCTTTGAATATTTCTATCTGCTGCTCATTAGACAGCCCTTCTAAATCAAATGACAAGAATGCTGCTGCTTTTTGTTGTGCAGCTTGTTGTCTGTTGTTTAAGTTAGTTACATCTACCTGAGACATAGCCGCAGCATCAGCTAGTATTTTAGCTTGAGTGTTGTTTAAATTAGCTAAGTCAACAGTTTGAGCTAACTCAGAGTTTCTTATTGCAGTCTGTTGATCTGCTGTGAACTGCATATTAGCTATTTCAGCTATTCTCTCTGTTCGTACAATGTTTACTTGCTGTCTGTTAGTAAGCTCTTGACCTTTCATGGCTGCTTCTATTTGTGCGGTAGCTAGAGCACTCTGCTGACGATTGGACAAGTTCTCAACATCTATAGTCATCTTGTTAGTCATGTTAAACATAGTGGCCTGTTGCTCATTGTTTAACTCTATGCCACGCTCTGCTACTTCGTTGCCTACATTGAATAGAGATGTCTGCTGTCTATTGTCAAGCACTCTACCTTCCATTGCAGCCCTAGATGCAGCATCTTGTATAAACGCTTGTTGCTTACGTGTAGCGTTCTGCATTTCAATATCAAACGCCTGTGTCGTTTCTAATACAGCTACTTGCTGCTCATTAGTAAGCTCTTGTCCCATCATAGCAGCTTTGACTTGTAAGTTTGACAAGGCAGTTTGCTGTACATTTGATAGGTTAGTTAAGTCAACTTCTAAGGCTTGTGTAGACCTAAGTATAGATGTCTGCTGTGCGTTACTGAGGTTTATGTCGTTTACTTGTGCAAAACGTGCAGCATTAGCTAGTGAGACATTAGAGCTAATACTCAACTCTTGACCTTGTAGTGCAGCTTTAAACTGTGCAGAAGCAAGCACAGCCTCTTGTGTATTAGACAAGTTTCTCAAAGACAGGTTGGCATTGTTCATAGAGTTCTGTATGTTTACAGCTTGTCTATTTGACAAGTTAGCTAACTCAAAGTTTTGTGCTGCAGCAGCATTAGCTAAAGCTACAGCTTGAGCATTACGCACGTTCTCCATATCCATAGCTTGAAAGATAGACGCATCAGCTTGTGCTATAGGTAGTGCCACCTCCATAGAAGCCTGTACCATAGCTGCAGCAGCCATAGAACTAGCGCCTAAACCACGAGCATTCATGGCTGCATTTACATTACGTAAAGCCCCTGCAGCCCATGCAGGTGTACCATCGTTGAAGGACTCCATAAGCTTGCCTAGCTGAAAAGATATTGTAGACTGAGCGCTAACCTCACCTTTAACTGCTGTAGCCTCAAGTTGCTGTGAGAATGTTGCACTGGCTGCTTTAGCTGTGGATGCTTCGTTTAGTGCTTCTAAGGTTCTACCTGTAACAACTACGGCTTCGTTGTTTAGTATTTTGTTAAGATCAACTAGCTCATCTGCTGTTACTGTGCCTGTCTCTGCTGTTATTGCAGGTATAAACTCTGATTTCTTTTCTTCTGCTGTAGCGTACTCCGCAAATGTAGCGGCCTGTTGTATCTTAGTTGCTTCAGCAGTAGCTATCTCAGTAGGCGTAAGGTTGTAGTTTACTTGTGCTCTTGCTTGAGGTGTATCAGAAGCAAACTTAGCACCATCAATCTCATCAACTTCTCCCTCAAATTGTTGGGCAATTGACCTTGTATATGAGTTAAATAATTCAGAAGTGGGTAATTCACGGTTGTCTAAATTCCTTTTTATTATTGGTATATCCCTAAGAAATTCCTGTGTAGCTGGGTCAAGGTTAAGCTGTGCAAGCTCCTCCGGTGTCATAGTTTCAGCTTTAGATAAAGCACCCTCTGATGGTGTACCTGTGGCTGCAGCTAGTTTCTCTAGTGCTGCTGTAACTTCGCTTTGAGACATGATAGCATTATATGTATTAACACTGTCAGCCTCTATATCTTTAGCTATCTTAGCTGTAGCTAGCTTAACTGCAGTTTCACTTACTTCACCTATCTGACCTTTTTCTGTACCTATAAGTTGATCTGTTTCTTCAGTAATCTTTGATACGTCAGCCTTAGTTGTTAATCCTGTAGGGTCAGTTATAGCTTTACCTAATGCCTCTGCTGTGCTAGGTATCTCTGTAGTCTCAAAACGCTTTTGTGCTGCCGCTACTTCAGCTTCAGTTGTTGTTATTAACTCTTCAGCATCAGTAACATTCTGCATAAGCTGTTCGTAAGCTATCTGTTCTGGAGATCTGTTGTTCTTAAATAAGTCAGACTCTTTAAAGTCAGTAAGCATCTTAGCTAGGTTGTTAAAAGAAGCTATCGCATCTTCTTTATTATCACGGCGTATAACTACAGTTTGCCCATTATCAAACTTAAATGTCCAATTATCTGATGACCCTTTATTAAGTTCTGCTTCATCATACTTAGTTGGGTCAGATGGCATCTTACCACTCTCAAGTATCGCTTTAACATCAGCACTCATTACACCTGATTTACCTACACCATCTCTGTGATACGTATCAAAATCTATGTTATATTTAACATTTGCGTCAGAGCTTAAATAAGTCGCTGTTATATTTTCTAAAGCAGTAGGATCAGTAAATGGATTAGCTTCCGGTTCTGTTGCATTGTTTAACGCTGTCTGTGCATCAGTTAATGTTTTCTGTGCATCAGCGTAAGCCTTTTGTGCAGCATCTAGTTCGCTCTGGCCTATTATAGTTGGTGGTAATTGCTCTATAGGAATATCTGCTGCTGCTGTGTCTTTTTCTGCAACAGTAGTATCAGCAACAGTAGTATCAGTTGTCGCTTTTGCCCTAGCCTCTTTTTCTAATTGTATTCTCTCTGATTGTTCTACAGCTTTTTGCGCTGTATCTTTGTCTGCAATAGCCTGTGAAACTGTTGTATCAGGTGTGGCTTTTTCTTGAATAAACTTTGGTAAACCCTCTGGTAAAGCTACCCCTGTATTTCCACCAGCTAAAGCTACCTCACCTGTAACTTGGGGGACAGAGGTTGATTTACCTTGAACATTATATTGTGAAGATTCCTGAATAAAGTCATCTCGTGATTTACCTTGTTTAGTGTTTCTATATTGTAAAGTACGATTGTTACCTTGATTGTGTATTTGAGCTTCTGTACTATTAGGATTTTCTGTACCTGCAGATATTTTTTGAGACAGTGCGTTATAATCTGCTACAGTATTTAATTGTATATTTGTGTTTTTAGCGTGATTTAAATAAGCTTCGGCAAAACCTTTTTGAACGCTTACTGCAGTTCCATCAGGAAAATTAATTTGTGCCATATCATCTTGCGCCGTATCATCTCGAAGGTAAGTATCAACTAAAGTAGGTTGACCAGATGTTTTAGCTTGTTTCTTTTGTGCTGCAAAGTTTTCCCAATAAAGATCAAGAGGAGTTTTAGGAAGCGCTCCACCAGCTTGCATACCTATAGGAGCCACAGGCCCACCCTCTACACGTTGTCTAGCCATCTCGTTATAACGCCCAAGCATAGATGCAACAGTCGGAGTAGCCGCAACAAACTTATCCATGTCATCCTTTTGCGCTGGGCCTGTATAGCCTAGCTCAGTAAGTAATTGGTGCGTTTGTTGATTGTTAAAACCTTTAAACTTGTTTGCCATAGTATTTTACCTATTATCCATTTACAGCTTCGTTCAGTCCATATATCATAGCGACACAGCCACCTACAAATACTAGTACACCTATTACTACAGATATCCCCCAAAACATTTGATCTCTTTGTTTAGCTTGTAGTTCTAGTGCTTCCTTGTGTCTCTGCCTAGCTGCAGCTTGTTCTTTAACTACTAAATCCCACATACCGGGTGGGCCAAATAGCTGACACGTTTCTCTTAACATATCCATAGCTTCTTTGTGTTTCATTTTAGCTGAAGCTATAGCAAAACCCTCTTCTTCACTACTCGTAAGTCTACCTAGTGGTCCTTTGTGTTTACCGCTTTCAGCAAGTTGTATCTCTGTGTCTAACTTAGCTAACTTTCCAAAGTGAGGTAATAAATCACTAACATCACGTCCTGCCTTTATAGCTGAACTAATACCACCCGATATTGTACTTACAGCAGATGCAAGTGCAAGAACCTCTATCATTGTGACAAATCCCTCTCATTATTTGTCTGCCATCTTTTCTACAGATAAACGAATAGCTTTTATGTTTTCATCTATCCTAGCCATAGATACAGCCTGTCCATGTACTGCATCCTCCATACGGCCTAACCTTTGTTGTACCTCTACAATCTTAGAAGCATTAACTTCTATGTCAGAGGTCATTGTACTTACAGTCCAAACAATAGCAGCACCTTGCACAAACAAACCAAAGATTAATGTTAATGGTACAGACTTGCTCAAGTGCCAGTTATCGTTAGCCATTACTTTTATCCTCTATCTGTGGTGTGTTAGCTAATGACGTAGGGTCAAATACGTCAAACCCTCTACTGTTAGCAAACGCTGCAGGACACCCTGCCCATTTATCTGCACAACCCTCAAGCCACTGCACTGTGTGATGGTGCTCTGGGGCTTTGCCTTGTTTAACCAATTCATTCTCCCAGTTAAGGTAAGAGAATACTTCTGCTTGAGCTTGTGCTGCATTGATACCTAAGTCAAACAAATAGATCATGTTACCTTCGTCAATCACACCTTGCCGTGGTCTTGCACTATTTAGTGCTTGCTTCATGCAAGTCATAATGTGGTAACGTGCTTCTTCTAGTTCGTAGTCTTCTTCACTTAGTTCTTCTTTACCTATTTTCTTCATCAGGTTGTCATACTGATTAGTAAAGAAGTTCATCTTACGTACAGCACCTTGTACTGCATTACGTGTACCTTCTAAGTGACCTTGTATCTCTAGTATCTCTATCTCTAGTAGCTCACGAGCAAGAGGGTCACTGCAGTCTAGTAGTTTAGCTTGTTTCTTCTTTAGCTTTACTTCTTTCTTACGTAGGTTTATGTAAGCTTCCTGTAGAGCACTACGTGTTTTATCTATCTCAGCTAGTGTGTGCTTGATGCTACGTATGGGTGTGATAGCTGTTACGTCTAGTGTAACTCCCATAAACTGACTGTGTGACTTGTGGAAGTTGCTGGTAGCCTGTGTGACTGCTGGCATCTTCTCAGCTATGTTAGTAAGCATAGACTTATACTCAGGGGCAGCAGTAGGTAGTGCTTCATTTAGTGTAGTTGTTATAGCTAATTCTGTTGACAAGTTAAACTCCATTGTTCTTATTGTTCTTAGAGGAGAGTTATATCATAAAATGTAATAAAATGCAAGCACTATCCGTTAGACCATTGGGTGTACCATCTACCGTCAGAGTTCTTAAATGCACCGTCACATACTGGTCCTGACTTTGGCCCATCAAACACAACGTCTACACCTTCACCATTAAGCCATGCCTCTGTTAGCTCACCCATAGGTGGTACATTGTGTGGCCTACGTTTTCTATTTCTAAAACGAAACTCTGTTTCTGTAACTAGTTCACCTGTTTCTCTGTATCTAAATAATCCCATTTGTTCCTCTAAGCTATAGCATAAAATAAATAATCACCATCAGTAAAGTCACCTGTAATTGTAAAACCTGATGCTAGTGGGTCAATATAGTCTGTGTTGGTTACTTGAGACTGTGTTTCATCAAGTAATATATAAGGATCATTACCTGCAATTATACCCCTAGAACTATCCCAAATATACCAAGAACCTGTAGAATCAGTACGTTTAAGTAGTACAAATTTAGCACCTGCAGAAAACCCACAGTCTACATCTGTAGAACTTCCTGAATGTGTTGCTGTTCCTACTTTACTTACCCCTGCGAGGGTTGCAAAAAGATAAGCTACCCATGTGTCTCCATTTCCATTTACTACTGAACTAGTACCTAATGTAAATACACTTGTAGTAGGAGATGTATCATTCCAATAAGTAGCGTCATCTACAGTTGCAGCATCAGTATTTAATACTAAGTAATCTGTATTATCTCCATAATACACAGCCCAAGCTGTTGTTCCATTTCTGCGTTTAACCCACATCATTTCTGGTTGAACAGTTAATCCATGAGCTATTGTTCTTGCACTACCTGTGCCAGTATAAGCAACTGCATCAAAATAACCTTTAGCACGTTTCCACATCCAACTGTATTCACCTGCATCTCCAGCTGCTTTATGTCCGTTCATAAGATCAAACTTAGCATCAGAGTCACTAGCTTCTGCATCTGTGTCATTTGTAATTAATTTTGTTGCCCCTAAAAGTCTTGTATTAACTTCCCAATCACTACTAGCATTATCAGTATCTTTTATAAGAGCAAAATCTACAGGAAAACTTGAAGTAAATTCTGGGATTGAACCATTACGGTCATCAACAGCGAACACCTTAGTAGCATCCGTTATGGTAGCCATGTTAGGTCTTCTGATTGCTACGTAAATTACGTTTGCACTATTTGTATTTGTTGTACCATTAGCTTGAACTATAAACCCAGTACTAGTAGGTTCTACTTGCGTGTCTGCTTGTTCAGCATTATCTGCATTTGCATATAAGAACTTCTCACCATTGCTTGACCCATTATCTACAGACATACCCCTCATAGAATCTACTATTGACCAATTTTTTGAATTTGTAACATCTTTAAATAAAATCCACTGAGGCTCCCATCCAAGATCAATATTTGGTAAAGAACTTTGATTACCTGTATAACTACCACACTGAATCATAGAGTCAGACCCTGTTTCATGGGCAAAGAGGTAGGCTACATATGTCCAACCCAGATTGTTGTAGTTTCCGTTCACCTTATCACTGTCTCCAAGTGTAAATTTAGTTGACGTTGGGGCAACATTGTTAAATTGTTTCTCTGTGTCATTATCAGATTGTCTTGCACCAGTTCCGTTTAAATTAAGGAAATAGTTTTCTGGCGAAGATGAATCTACGCCACGGTGATAAACAACCCAATCTCTTGTTGCTACATTCAACAACTTTATGAGTATCATGCCCGGAGTTGAGCCTAAATTGTGGCTAATTTCTCTCCCAGCTACACCATTGCCATCCCAAGTTTGAATATCAAAAAACTTAGGGGCTTTTTTAAATGACCATGAGCAGTAAGTATCTGGAGTAGTGCCATTGTTATAAGCAGCATCTCCATTACCAAGTGTAAAACCTGTTGATGTAGTTGTAATACTGTGAGAAGTTGCCCCTACTGCTGTACTAGCAGAAGATAAACTTGTATTTTGTGCAGTGTCTACCAATGTATGACCACGAGCAGCACTTCTACATACTATCCATAGCAATCCTCCTTTATCAGCAAGGTTTATTCCTGTAGTTAGTGTCTGACTGTCATCAGCAGCAGAAGTATCTCCAATATATAAAAACGTATTAAAGTTACTTTCAATAAGTGTATCTGGATCAGCTACACTAGCATCAGGCCATGCACCACCACGTCTAGCTTCTAATTGATCTTGGGCAGACCACACACCAGATGCTGTACCTGCTATGTGTGCATCACTAGTAGTAGGCTCTACCTTTGTAGGTGTAATCATGCTTTTAAGGTATCGTGTTTGTGACATTAGGCTAATCCTCCATGTGCATTAGAAGCAGCACCTAAATAATCAAGTTGACCAGAACCTACAGCTAAATCACCAAAATCAGAGGCATTACCTGTAGTAGCTATTTCTACATAGTCTATATTTTTTGCGCTAGTACCACCAGCATTTATATATCTAGTTTTAGAAGCAGCGCAACCGCTACCTTCTCTACTAGCAGTTAAATCTCCAAAGTCTGTTCCATTACCAGTAGAAGCTATAGTAATAAACTCTATAATATTATTGTCACCAGCAGAATATAACATACGAGTTTCATTAGACCCTCCACCACCTTTTTTAAAATTTTCTGCGCTATCTCCAAAATCTGTAACATTACCAGTTGAAGCTATAGTAATAAATTCTATAACATTACTTTTACCATTATTTTCTTGTTGTCCTGCTGCAAATATACCTCTTGTAGGAGATGCACCACCACCACAAGGATTTCTAACAGCAGACAAATCTCCAAAATCTATGGCATTACCTGTAGTGGCTAAAGTTATATAGTCCATTACATTTGTTTCAGTATTAAACCCAGAAGAACTACCGCCACCCATAACGCCTCTAGTTCTACTAGCTAAACCAGCACCACCTTGTCTAGCTACAGTAGCATCTCCAAAATCAACACCATCACCTGCTGTAGTAAAAGTAAAAAATTGTATTATGTTAGAACTTGTATCACTAGAAGATGTTGCAGTAGTTCCTACAACTGCCCTAGTACGGCTTGCCATACCTGCTGTAGCTCTTTCTACATCAGCAGTTAAATCTCCAAAATCTGTAGCATTACCTGTAGTAGCAAAATTTAATGTTTCTACTGTATTAGCACTAGTACCTGCAAAAATAAGAGCTTGAGGATTATAAAAGAAATCACCCCATTTATTTGGGTCTTCTGCATACTGATACTGTGTTGAAAGGTTCCATACGCCATTATAGTTGGGCATTAGGCTATACCTCCATGTGATCCAGAACAAGCACTATTGGCTTCACAAGAAGCACTTAAATCACCAAAGTCTGTAACGTTACCTGTACTAGCTATTGTAACATACTCAAGTATATTTGTAGCTCCCCCACCAAAAACACATCGTAAAGAACTAGATGCAGGGTGACAATCTTTTCTAGCTGAACTTAAATTACCAAAATCTGTAACATTACCAGTAGAAGCTATTGTAATATATTCTATTACATCAGTAAGACTTCCTGTGTTTCCAGCAGCAAACAAAGCTCTAGTTGTTGAAGACCCGGATACTACATTTTCTTTTGCTGCACTTAAATCTCCAAAGTCTGTAACGTTACCTGTACTAGCTATAGTAATGTATTCCATAATGTTAGATAAACTTCCACCTGGAGTTACCTCACCGCCACCAAACACACCTCTAGTTGGTGAACTACTGGCTCCTTGTTTATACCTTGTTCCACTTAAATCACCAAAATCTGTGGTATTGCCTGTATTAGCTATTGTAACATATTGTATTACATTTATTACAGATGAACCATTATACCCACCCCCAAACACACCTCTAGTTGTTGAGGATAAACCAGCACCTCTTCTTAACGTGCCAGAAGCAAAATCACCAAAGTCTGTAGCATTGCCAGCACTAGCAAAGGTAACATAATCTATTACGTTACTTTCTCCACTATCATTAGTACCACCACCAAACACACCTCTAGTAGCTGAACCAAAAGCACCTCCTACATCATTTCTTGCTACAGTTAAATCACCAAAGTCTGTAGAGTTACCTGTTGTCGCAATGGCTATCTGGTCAATAGTATTTACAGTAGCACCTGCATAGCCTAAAGCAAATAAACCTATTGCTGCAGCAGGAGTAACACTATCAGTTGCATCACTAGCAGCAGATGTACCATAAGCATTTATAGCGTAAACTCTAGCTGTGTATGCTGTGCCATTAGTTAAGCTACTTATAGTAATAGGTGATGACGTTCCTGTACCACCATTACCATCATCTGTTGTTGCTACAAAACCTGTGATAGCAGATGTACCTACATCAGTGGGTGCAGTAAAAGATATACTAATAGCCGTATCACCTGCTGAAGCAGATATGCCTGTTGGTGGATCAGGTGCATCTAATCCATCAGTACCAATAAAGCCACCATTACGTCTTACCATTGTTATGCATCATCCATAAGTTCAAAGCTACACAAGTATGTTAAGTCACTATTTGCAGAAGCTGTAACTGCAAGCTGATCTGTTTCATCTAAGTAAAACCCATTGTCTTTACCTACAACAACCAGTGTTGCATCAGCAGGTACAGATACTGTACTAGCTATAGCAACATAGCTTGAACCATTGTCTACACTCACCTCTACAGTAACATCAGCAGCATTACTACCGTCAATATTTGCAATCAGTAGGGAGTTTACTTTAGCAACTTTATCTGCAGCAACATCAATAATAGCTGCCCTGCTTGTTGTTACTGCACCAGCCACTGTCGTAGGTGTAATAGTTGATACATTAATTAAATTTATTACAGTCATTTATTTTTCCTTTATCCGAATACTATTGCCATAGCAATAGCAAAACCTTTAGTAGCTGAACTACCTGACATATATGTTTTAACTGTTTCAACTGACGTCATTCTCATTGTGCCAGCATCGTTGATTAGTATGCCATCTCCATCAGCAAGTGCTGTAGTTCCTCTTGACGTGCCGCCATCTATTAGGTTTATTTCAGCAGCAGTACTTGTTACACCATCAAGTATATTTAGTTCTGCTGCTGTTGATGTTACACCATCAAGTATATTCAACTCTGCAGCAGTAGAAGTAATAGATGTGCCAGCTATTTGTAATGTTGTTGCATTTACTTCTCCTGATGATCCATAAATTACTGCTTTACTATTTACTATTGTTCCTGCAGAAGAACCATCTATTAAGTTAAGTTCTGTTGCCGTAGAAGTTACACCGTCTAAAATATTTAACTCTGCTGGTGTAGAAGTAATTGCAGTGTTACTTGCTGCAGCTAGTACAGGTATTGTACCACTTTGATTAGGTAGATTAATAGTACGGTCTGCTGTAGGATCAACAATAGTAAGAGTAGTCTCATGTGCATCTGCTGTAGCACCTTCAAATACAATAGCATTTTCTGCGTTCATTGTTACTGTATTTACTACAGTTTGAGTACCACTAACTGTTAAGTTACCAGACACTGTAAGATTATCTGCAACTGTTACTTCTGAGGTACTATGTCCTATTGTAATAGGAACACCAGAAGTTTCTGTACCTAGTTTTAATGTACCAGTACCTTTTGGTTTAATTGTGATGCCAATATTAGTATCACCACCTGATGCACCTATTGTAACTGCATTACCTGTTGCAGCATTTGTTAATTCTAATTCATTAACTGCAGAACTAGTAGTTTGAAATACTATTTGTTCATTACCATTAGCATCAGCTATAAAACCACCATCAGCTATTTTAGGTGCAGTAAGTGTTTTATTAGTCAGTGTAGCAGTTGAAGCTGTTGAGACTAAGTTGACATCACCGCCTGTACTTGGAAGCGTTAAAGTGTTTGAAGCAGCCTCAGAGTGTGGTGCTCCTTGAAGTGTTTGTGCATGAGCATTACTAGACTCACAGTAAAATTTAATCTTTGATACTGCTCCTGCATTTTTTAAATCAATTAATCCTGACTCTATTCCTACATTACCATCAATGACTACTTGACCAGAACCTTTAGGCAATAGTTTT